TCAGTAGTCCTCCTCTGAGTCCCACTCATCCGGGTCCCATATGGGGCCGTCGTCTAGTCCTGAATCATTCGGGTATGGATCCCACCCATCTAAGGCATCCTCCAAACTAGCTGTGCTTGGGAAGAACTCACTCGGTGTACCCTCGTGAGGGATATTTGGAGGAATCAGGCCGTCTATTTCTCTGAACGCTTCCCAAGACTGGCCGTACAGCGCCTCGTAGATCCCACGTTCATCTGGATCCTGGACGTTCAGACATTGCCGCAGTACAGCTTGCATCTCTACCAGGACACTAGAGTTGGCAGCTTCCATTTCGCCGAGTGCACTTTTGGGGGCCCAAGCGGCATCGACGAAGTAGACCTCTACCGGCATCCCCTTCCGGATTCCTCGCCCAATCATTTGCAGGATATCGACCAAAAGGTTTGCGGCAAAAGCCTTGCGCGTCTCAGGCGCAAGCCGACTAAAGTTGGTGGGGCGGGTTGTAAGCTGTGAAACTTGGCGAAAAGCCTCATATCGCCTCTGATGGACCACGCGGCTCACGGCCGAGATCCCGTGATGCCCAAAGTCTTCAGCGTCTAACTGCTCAGTGCGTTTCGCTAGGATGGATAGCATAAGGCTAGTGTCTCCTACTGCGTGGTGGGGCCGAATCAAGAAGAAAATACTTCCGATCGCTGATTTCCCCTGATCGTCGTCATCTTCGGTGAACACAATGTTCACGGCCCGTCCCAAGGCAGCCAGGGGGAAAACGAGGACATCCACGTCGGGGTCGGACCCGACTCCCTCAACTTGACCACGCAGGACGTAACGGTGCTCTGAGTATTCTCGCCCCGACATTTCTCTGAGCACACCACGAGTCCGGGCGCTGAGGTCTGGGTTCACTTCCCTGATTCTCTCAACGACTAGTTTGACTTGATCGTAGGAGTTGACCACCAAGGCGGCTTTTCTCTGTCGCTTCAGGTTCTCTGTCCTCATCGAGCGGATCGTACGTTCGAGGTCACTCCTTCCTGTTGCCGAGGGTGCTGCCAAGGCTGAGACTATTTTCAACAGGTTGGGCTCGCGTTCCCTACCCGAGCCGCTAACGTGAAGAGGCCTCCCGGTGATTGGGTCTGGTTTTGACTTGAAGTAGAGTCGGGGAACTCCGAGATCGGGTTTCTTGGGAGAAAGCACGATGTCTGGAGTTTTCCCAACGTGGTATTTGCTGGATGGCTCCAGCCATGAGGTTGCGCTTGTAATGAGGACATTCGGTACCCCCAGTTCTTGCAAGCGGTGTAGCAACAACCTGGGAGCGCTATCCATCACAAGATAGTCTATCGAAATGCCATCGCGGGCATAGTGGTCTTTCCTGAAGCGGACGGTAGAGTAGGTCCCTGCAATAGAACGGGGTATTACGTGCCGCATCTCGAAAGAGCACCTAGAGTTGACGAGGCTATTATTCCCTGGGAGTTCGCCGCTGTGGACCAACGGGCGTGCTGACTTGGCCATCCATTGGTAGCTTCTAATCAGGAACCCTGTAGAAATGAGCAGTCGGGCTTGGAGGGTCACGGCCTGCTGGTCCAGATTCTTCCCGGGTCCGAGAATTGTTGAGAGAATGTTAACGACTTCCGCGATCTGTTCATGAGGGTCCGAGGCGGGAGGGAGTCCCAGTATGCCATTCAGTTGGTCGCATAAATCTCGCCACGCCTTCTGGGCTTTGGTCTCATCAAGGTTGAGGTAGGAAGCTAACACGCTGGCTTTGGTCCATGTGTCGGAGCGAATACCCCTGAAAAAGAAGCTCCGGTACATTGCAGTGTCCCATAAGTCGGACAGGGCACTAAGCGCGCTGTCCGAACTCCGAAGGCCACTATCGCAGGACCTGAGAATTTCATGTAGTAGGAACGAGGTTGTCAATAGACGGTCTTCGTAGCGGTTGCTGAGATCGGGTCTCCGTGCATTTAGGTTCTTGACTTCGCGAAGGAAGCTCAGGGTAAAGCGAGTAAATTGATTTGAGAACTCTGCGTGCTGAATCCTCGCGTCGGTAGTCCCGACTCTGTTCTGCATTAGTAGCATGGTGTCCCTGCCCAGTTCCGCGGCGACGTTTTCCTCATCTCCCGCAAGGGTGAGGGTTAAAGCACCGTAATCATCCAGCGCATTTTGGGCCTCATCGCATTCGTCGACGATCACGAGGTCCATGGTCCGAGCGACCAATTCGAAATATTGAAGGTGAATGGGGCTGGTCTGGGGAGGAACGGACGTATCGGAGCTGATAATGTGACCTAGCCATATCTGGGCGCCAACCAGGTCCCGTTGGTTTCTTACTCGCCCGCAGTTCGACCAGGCAGGGCAGAGCTTCTTTACCTTGGAATCTGCTTCCATGATGGAGTTGCAGGGCGCCTCTCCGAAATCCCAATCTTCTTGAGAAGGCCAAGATGCAGAGAATGCGGGAAGAAGGCATGACTGGGCAAACAGTTCGATCCCTGGCCTCGATCTACCGAAGCCACCGTTACCTTGACTAGCGATGAGTTCTGCGAGGTCTTGAGCGTGTCTTGCGTGAGTGCCCTCCGCTCGCCCCATCAGAAGTCCGGCGGAGACGTTGTAGGACTCCAGGGTTTCTAGGTAAGACCGTGCCATTTGAATTGTGGTGAAGAAGACGGTTACTTTCAGGTCTCTCCTGGCGCAGAGGACGCAAATTAGAATAATGAGAGTAGTCTTGCCTGAACCGGGGAGTCCCACACAGTGCTTGAGGCCCGAGAGGTCCAGGATATCGATGTCTCCGAGTCCGCCCCCTGAGGTCACTTGTAATCTGATATCAGCCAGTCGGCCTACCCACTGCTGGGGCGGACGAGACCGCTGCCTGTCCTCCTCATCCAGATCTGCCGCCTGTTTCTCTAAGTCTGCCCACGACAAGATCAACTGCTTGTTCGATCGTCTTTCGACGTTGTGATGTTCTATTGGCTGGGACTGAATGGACGGAAGCCGGAATTTAAGCTTGTGCCCTCGTTGCGTTGTGGCGATGAGGTCGGCTGGGGTACACGCGAACCTTTGGGATACAGGCTCGGGGATAAGACCACCTATCAGGATGTTCCTGGCCTTAGAGATGTTTGAATCGTATGAAGACCGTGATGCAAAGGACAGGGTCTTGCCGTCAATGTCGAAAGACCTGCTCTCTGAGGTGCTTGCAGCGAAGGTCGATACGGCCGTTTCCACCGCTCTCTTGGTCATGAATTCGCCTAGTAGTGCTCGTGCTGTCGATATCGCACCCCGGAAGGGTGCGGCCTGTTGAGAGAGTTCGACCGACCGCAGACCACTGAGCACTACAGCCAGGTTCTCCAAGGTGGACTCCCCTAGAAGGTCCATTAGAACGCAGCCCCACTGGATCTTCTCCGGCCCTCGCCATAGTGACCGGGCCTGCCTGAGGGTAGCTTCCCCCTTTGCCGAAGCGACAGGTGTTATATCAAGACGTGAGTCAGTTTGCCGCTCATGGTTAGGATTTTGTCGAGTTCGGGTCGTCATGTAGTTTCCATTAGAAAGGGTAGGACTTAGCCAAGGTGCGGATCGTGTTTCTTAGACTATAGACCTCTAGGGAGTCTCTGATTTCTGGCCTGAGTTGGTCGATTAGGCGATCGATGTAATGGGGTCGCCGGGCACGACGGTCGGCAACAGCAATGATTTGCCGTTGGTAATATGCTAGGCCGCCGATCCCCATATTCAGTTTGCGGGCCAGCAAACTAGGGTCGCGGTAGTCCTTTACGTCCACTCCTACAATATTTCCTATCGCCACGTCGCACCGGTCTGAGTGCGGGTACAACTCAGCTTCGATCTTGGCCTTCCTGAGGGCGTCAAAAAGACGCAGTTCGCCCCGTCCGGGATCTACCCAAAATTTTAGGATTTCCGGGCGCGCGACTAGAGCGCTGTCCAGTGGGACTGGGTCCGTTAGTTTCGTTTTGGGATAATCCTCTCGGCAACCTCGCAGGGTACAGTGCCCCTCTCTGCTGATCGGGCCGCGGCAATGGAAGCACCTGGCGATAAGGCCGTGCTCGGCGAATGCCACGTGCGGACGAACGTACAGAGAGTTCTCGACGAACTTTATCGCTGCCGTTGGAATTCGAGAGTTGCTGTATAGCCCCCGCAACTCATCATGGGTTGCTAGAGGGTGTCGGCAAATGAATTCCCTCAGCACACTGTAGCAGTGGTCTTGATTCCTGCTCGGTTGAGAGATGGCTTCGGTCATCTCCCGGTGCAGGCGCCTTTCCAGCAACTCCTCAATATTGCTGCCGTCGGTTTCTGCAACTATGTCCTGGCACTCTTCTGTGGGCACTAGATAGTCCGGGTCGATTAGGACGGTTGTATCGGCACCGGGTATCCTGGTGATCCCAATGGGTGCCCACTGTGAGAGCGGAGTCGTGCATCGGGTCAATAGTGGATGGATCCCGCTGGATAGGTCCTCAACCCCTTCTTCCAAATAGAGCCGGGACAGTCGCGCCATGGCCTGCTGTAGCGCTGCCGGTGGATCGGTACCGACGATGGCCCCATCGCGGACCTGCTGGTATTGAGTAACGATTCCTTTGGCGAGCAACTGTAGGGTAACCTCTTCAAATTCCGGAGCACGCGACGTGGATTCAGAGTAGTCAGAACCAAGTATTCCGTCTATCAGCCCGGATTCGTCTAAACTGGCGCACTGGTTTCCTGCTGCTGCGACGGTAAACCCCTCCTCCCTCAAACGTAGGACGGTGATGGCTTCAAGGATATTCCTCCGAGAAAACTTGACCCCGGCGTGGGTCAGTGTTCCGGATTGCCGCCACTGGCGCAGTGTCCGTAAGGACGGGACCGATACATCGAGCGACAGCTCGTCCACTATGGAGCTTATGAGGTCCCTCGCTTCGGCGGCGGTCAGATGATCGGGAATGTCGAAGGGATGTGGCATAGATATAATACAAGCATATTGACATATCTTTTGTCAATATGGCAGTAGATATGTCAATACGAGTTTCAGAAAAGGTCCGGTTAGAATGCCCTAAACTGTTGAATCTGCTTTTGAACTGCTCCCTGGGAGTTTCAGGCGATGTCAATCTAGCCTTCCCCCTAAAGGAAAAGCCCCCACCTTACAGGCAGGGGCTTGGCACTTCAGATTTCAGGGGACGCACCCAATGGGCGACTATACCTCCAACTCGAACCGTATAAGGAAAGTTCTTGATTTTATCCAGCTTGGTGGGCCTGGATGGACTCGAACCATCGACCTCGGTCTTATCAGGAGCGCGACCATCTGAGGGATGAGGCAGGAAATAACCATATCCGGGCCGACACAACTATCTGTCTTATTTTCGAAACGGCTTGAATTCCCTGAACGCCTCTATAGCACCTTCTTCGGCCTCCATGGCCTCTACGTAAAGATCCAACATCTGCATAGTTGACCATCCTGCAACAGCTTTAACGTAGGGTCTTGGGATGTTCTGACGGACAGCATTGGCTGCGAAGGTTCTGCGGAAGATGTGGCACGTATCCTGCAAAGCTACCCCCGCCCTATCCGCTATTCTCCGCAGGTCCTTCCAGATACCGTCGTAGCCCAGTCTGACACCTTCCTCCGTTACCCATAACCAGTCCAAGGTGTCCGACCTCTGCTGGATGTAGCGTAACATCGCTAGCTGGCACCGCCGGTCAAACGGTATCTGCCTCTCCTTCTGTCCCTTACCGTGAATTTCGCGGATTGTTGATGCATCCCAGTCGAGATCTTTCTTCTCCAACATCCACATTTCGTTTCTTCTGATGCCGGTGGTAGCCATCATCCATAACATGGCTTGCCTGCGGGCACCGGCGAACGTGTTCAAGGGACAAAGCTCCAAGAGGGCGGAAAACTGCTTTTCGGAAATGAAAGGCTTGCGGGTCCTGGGGACTTTGGGGGCCTTAATTTTAGCGGCGGGAGACGATTCAATCAGATTCCACTCCACACACCAGTTCAACCAGGTTTTGATAGCCTGACAGCGAGTGCGGATGGATCAGGGCTTGAACTCCCGCTCCTTCATAGCCGCGAGATGATTGAGAACGTGGCGTGAATTCAGGTCCGCCACAGCCTGACAGGAGGGGTCGAGGTCATTAAGGAACAACCGGAGTTCTTTTGCGTAGAACTTTACGGTCGCTTCGGTGCTTCCTTGAATACGATGGTAGCGGAGGTAATCTTCAAGTGCTTGAGGTAACCGCTGGGACATCTCCAAAGCTGGGTCAGCTTTGAGCCGCGAGTTAACCGCTGGGGCATCCATCCATAGTCTGCCGAGTCTGGACGCCCATTTTGCAACTGTGGCTCCCCGAGTAGACGCCATTACCTAAGTCATAACCCTTTATATCCCTTTACGCTCTCAAAATGCGTAGTCGTCAATACGGAATCACTGCATTGCGCTTTCTTTCGCTATCTGCTATTATTCCCGTAAAGTAATAACGGAAGTAAGACAGATGGCTAAACCAACGCGACTATCAGCCAATTTCGTCAAGACCGTCAATGAGCCTGGATACTACGGCGACGGGCGCGGCGGATTCGGGCTGAGCCTGCTAGTCCGCCAGTCTCCCAACGGGCGGCTTCTGAAGTCCTGGACGCAAAGGCTGAGGATTGACGGGCAGCCTTTTATGATGGGATTGGGCAGCTATCCCGTTGTCAGCCTGGGCCGCGCACGCGACAAGGCGCTAGAGAACGCCCGCAGCGTGGAAGCTGGCAACGATCCGAGGAAGGCCAAGACTGACAAGCCAATCACTTTTGCCGACGCTATGGAGCGGGCTATCGAAGTGCTGCGGCCCGGCTGGAAGGAAGGCGGGAAGGCTGAATCTCAAATGCGCTACCTGCTAACGGAATACGCTTTGCCGCAGATCGGTAAGCGTCCTGTTGACGCCATTACTCCCGCTGAAGTCCTGGACTTCCTCGCGCCCCTGGCAATCGAAAAGGCCGCGACGGGCGCGAAGCTCAAAGCGCGTATAGGGCAGGTGTTCCAGTGGGCTATCGCGCAAGGGCTGCGGACAGACAATCCGGCAGACAAGAACATCAATCAGGCGCTGCCCAAGCTCCAAACGAAAGAACATCATCCGGCGCTTCCCTTTTCCGAAGTTGGCGGGGCGATCCGTACAATCAACGATTCGGGCGCATGGCTTGGCACAAAACTGGCCTTTCAGTTCCTTGTGCTGACGGCTGCCCGCAGCGGCGAAGTCCGCAACGCCGAATGGTGCGAGATTGACCTTGACGCTGCTACCTGGACCATTCCAGCGGCCCGTATGAAGGCGGGCAAGGAACACCGCGTACCGCTATCCGGCGCGGCCCTGGACGTGCTGGCGCGGGCAAGGGAGTTGTCAGACGGCGCGGGGCTGGTATTCCCTTCAGCCAATGGGCGGGCGCTGACGGACTCGACGATTTCCAAACTGCTGAGGGAGAACGGGGTTAAGGCTGTTCCGCACGGATTCCGCAGCAGCTTTAGGGACTGGGCGGCGCACGCCAACGTTGACCGCCAGATAGCAGAGAGCGCCCTGGCCCACGCGGTAGGCAGCGCGACTGAATCGGCCTATCTCAGATCCGACATGCTGGCGCTGAGGCGGGCAGCTATGGACGCATGGGCTGACTATCTTGTGTAGCGCATATTGCCGTAAACGTCAACCGTGCTTGGCATAGATTGCCATAAACGTCAACCACTTCGACACAAATAGTCAGAATTCGTCAAACGGGGCTTGACTCTCAGTCAAGCCCTTCGTAGTATTTTGGGGTAGCAACCAGCATATTGAGCGTGAGGAAGGGGAAAACAGGATGGTAACTGAAACTGACCAACTGTTAAGAGCAAGGGAAGTCTGGAAGATGTTGGGAATATCCGAGGGCAGCCTATACAAGCTGCTGAGAGAGGGGAAGTTTCCGCAACCGATCCGCCTTGGCGGACAAATGAATCGCTGGCGTAAGTCCACTGTAGAACAGTGGATTAACGAACAGCCGCAATAATCGAATGACAACAAAATAGCCGACGTGTAGCGGAGTCTCACAAACACTCTACACGTCGGCGGCGGCCCAGCTTAGGACCTTGTTCATTGTAGCAGGTTGACGGGCCGCGTGTCTTTGCTGACGCGATAGGGCCGCAACCTGAAGGCACCGGGGCAAAGATATTGAAATGCGCTACCGGGGGAAGGCACAAAGCGCAAGCTCAGACCAAAGCCTTTCGAGTGTGCCAGCGGGGTATGCCGTTAGTGGGGCGACCGCCAGTGCCATACCTGCACTGTCGGCAATGGGGCGCTACAGGGCTCTGGGCTATGGTAGCGAGTTGCTGAAGTAGTGGACACGGTGTAGGGTCAAACCCGCCTTCTGGCGGGAATGATCTCCCGTGTCCAGAAGATACGAGATGGGCACAGGTTTTCCGGTTTCTTAGACTGGAATAGCTAAATGAGTAGGATACTATGATTAGTAAGTGTCTCTATTGCGGAGAGAAACACGAATCAGAACAGGTTTACGCTTGCCGTGAATTGTGGTTTCTCCAATTCGCTGACTTACTGGACAAGATGACGCCTGAAGACCTGGCAGAGTTCGCCCGCGACATTCGATTAGAGTTGGAGGAACACGGTGATTCACATAGTCTCGAATCCTGACAGCCCACAAGACGATTGGAAAACGGAATGCGGGCAATTCGAGCTTTCCCCTAGCATTCGCCATTCTGATTGGGTGTTGTCGGCTGAGATCGCCAAAGAGCAAAGAGAAGCGGGCAAGATGGTGTGTTTTGATTGCTTGCCCTACGATCTTTTTGTGGAGGGCGACGATGGCGACGTATCTTGACCATCCGGTTGACCGCTACATTGCCAAGCAGCGCAAACCAGGCGGAAGGGAACCCTGAACCGTTTTCAGAGTAGGGAACATCACCGGAGAGGGAATTGAAGTTTTGACAGCAGGCACGGCGGCGGCCCTGATTGACTATCTGGCGGGGCTGACGGTTACGCAAGGCGAGGGCGCGGGCCAGCCCTTCCCGGTGTTGCCCTGGCAGCGGCGCTTTCTGCGGGGCGCGTTTGGTCCAGATGTGGAAACGGCGGCGCTGTCCATCGGGCGGGGCAACGGCAAGACGGCGCTGCTGGCGGCGGTAGCGTCCGCTGCCCTGAACGGGCCGATTGCCGCGCCCCGTGCTGAGACTGTCCTGGTTGCCAGCAGCTTCTCGCAAGCGCGGCTATCCTTCGATCACGCGCTGGCGTTCCTGCGGCCACAAATTGACGCCAGCCCGTCAAGCTGGCAGATTCAAGACAACGCGCAACGCGCCAGTATCCGATACCGGCCTACGGGCGCGGTGCTGAAAGTGATTGGCTCCGATCCTCGGCGGGCGCACGGCTTAGCGCCCGTCCTGGTGCTGGCGGACGAACCGGCCCAATGGCCTCCCAGCACGTCTAACAAGATGCTGGCGGCCCTTGTTACCAGTATGGGCAAGGTTTCGGGCGGGCGGATTGTCGCGCTTGGCACAGCGCCGGATGAAGAATCCCATTGGTTTGCCCGTTGGATGACGGGCGGGGCTGACTATGCCCAAGTCCATAGCGCCCCGGCTGACGCCCCTCCGTTCCGCAAGTCAACTTGGCTTAAAGCGAATCCCAGTCTGCCCTACTTCCCGCAGTTAGAGCGCACTATCCGGCGGGCCGCTGCCCGCGCCAAGAAAGACGATGCGGAGTTGACTTCCTTTCGGGCGCTGCGGCTGAATGCCGGAACACCGGACACGTCCAGAAGCGTAGTCTTGACAGCCGACACGTGGAAGGGATGCGAGACTGCGGAGCTTCCCGATGTTGACGGCCCGTATGTCTTGGGCGTAGACCTGGGCAGCGGCGCGGCAATGAGCGCGGTAGCGGCCTACTGGCCGCTTACGGGGCGGCTGGAATGCTGGGCCGCCTTCCCTGCTGAACCTGATTTAGAATCACGCGGCCATAAGGACGGTGTAGGCAGTCTCTATCAGCAAATGGAGCGGCGCGGCGAGCTGACGCTGGCGGGCGGGCGCACGGTTGACGTTGGCGAGCTTATCAGCCGGACGGTAGGGCGCTGGGGCGTTCCTGCTACCGTTGTGGCAGACCGTTGGCGGGAAAAGGAGCTTGCCGACGCCCTTCAAGCCGCTGGCGTCCGCCCAAGCGTCTACGCGCCCCGTGGTATGGGATTCAAGGACGGCGGGGATGACGTGCGCCGCTTTCGGCGGGCTGCCCTTGAGGGCGCGATCCGCACGCCCGTTAGCCTGCTGCTGCGAAGCGCCATAGCGGGCGCGGTTACGGTGTCTGACGCTGCTGGCAATGCGAAGTTGGCGAAGGCGAAGGACAGCCCGGAGCGGCGCGACGGCCACCGGGATGACGCCCTATGCGCCGCGATTCTGGCGGTAGCTGAGGGCGTCCGCAACCCGCCCAAGCGTAGACGGGGATTTTTGGGCGTTGTGGGATGATTCCGCCGAATCACGGTTGACGCCAGCGGCAATACACGCTATATAGCGGGATTCTTTACGAATCCCGCTTTCTTTGTGACGAATGTTCTGATAAAATCCAGCTATGGGGATGGCAGCCAGAGAGAAGGACTGGGGGCGCGTTCGCCGGGCCGTGCTTGACCGCGACGGCTGGCGTTGCCGTGAATGCGGGCGGGCTGCGCGGCTGGAAGTTCACCACAAGCGCCCGCTGAAGGACGGCGGTAGCAACGCCCTGGACAATTTGGCGACGCTATGCGTCCGCTGCCACAAAATCGCTCACAAGCGGCCCGTCAGCCGTGAGCGTGCAGAGCTAGACGCCCTCGTTGCGGAGCTACGATGACAACGCCCCGGCTGAATCGAATTTTCCAAGTTGGCGGCGCCAGCACGGAAACAGTGCGCCGCCCTATCCAGTGGGGATTTGACACGCGGTTGCTGACCGGCTTCGTTGGTGCGCGTGATGGCGAATGGTATCCCTGGAAATCACTCGCACGGCCTACAAACGCGATGCTGACAGCGCAAGGGCTTTTGGACTTTGCGCCTACCGGGATGTCTTTTGCATCCGTGAGCGTTGCCGCTGACGGATCGGCACAGGCGGGCGTACCGGGCCTGCTGGCTACGCTATCCCGAAACGATGAACGTGAATGGGTAAGAATCGCAACGTCAGAGTCCGGCAGTTCATATTTGCAATGGAATATGACTGATAACAGCCTGCGGGAGTATAGCGACAGCTTCGAGTTCAATATCGAAAGCGGGCGACTTGTGGGCAGCGATTTTGACCTGAATGATGATGACTACGTGCTGCTGTCTTTCGAGCGCCATACTGCGGAGCAGTCAGTTACCACGGTTACGAATGTTCCTGTATGGGGCGAGCTATTGGAGCGGGGCAGCGCGTTGGGCGTCCTGGACATTACCACAGCCGCGCCAACAACTACGGGTTCTCAGGAAGAAGCAACGGCGGTAATCCGCTACGCTGCGAATCTGGCGGTAGGCGCGACGTTGACGGATGACTTGGGCCGCGAGTGGGTGATAGACGGCAGCCGCACTATCGGAGACCGGCGCTATCTTGAGTTCAGCCTGTATCGGAGCATCCTACCGTCAGCCTGATGACTACACGAATCAACATCAACATATCCGGGGCGCTGGCCGAGCTTCAAGACGCTGCTGAAAAGCTGGCGGAGTTCCGCGTTGCCCTGGTGAAGTGGGCGCAAGTGGGAATGCAACGGCTGATTCTGCCCAAGCTCAAGGAAGCTACGCCAGTCCGCACGGGGCGGCTGCGCCGCGCCCGCCGTTTCCGCCGTATCACGCGGGGCGGCGCGTTTTACTGGGATCGTTCAGGCTTTTACTGGCGATTCCAGCCCGGCCTTGAGGAAAGCCATATCAAAATCATTCAGGACGCCATACCGGACTTGGTAAGCTGGGCGGTTGCCAACGCCCGGCGAGAAGTTTTCGAGCGGAGATGACGCTATGCTCAAGTCTCAGGAAGTCCAGATAAAGCTCAGTGAAATACGGGAAAAAATCAATGGCCTCCCGGATGACGCCAGCGCTGAGGAATTGAACGGGTTGACCGGGGAATACCAGCGCCTTGAAGCTCAGTACCGGGCCGCTGTCCTGGTGGAAGCTGAGGAAGTCCGGCAAGCGGGCGCGGAGTTCGGGCCGGATGACGGCACAAGCGCCGAAGTCCGGGCGATGCTGGACCGCGCCAGTCTCAGCCGCTACCTGCTGAGCGCCGTAGGGCAGACGCCCGCGAGGGGCGCAGAGGCGGAGCTAAGGGCGGCCCTGTTGGGTGAGGAAGCGCCCGAAACGCAAATCCCTATTGACGTGCTGCTGAGGGCCGCGCCGGGCGGCGCTGAACACCGGGCGGATGTCCATTCCAGCGTTGGCGCGTCTTACGTCGAATCCCAGGCGTCCATAGCGGCCCGCGTGTTCGCAGCGGGCGCTGGCGCGTATCTTGGCGTTGACCGCCCCACCGTTCCGGCGGGGCAAGCCAATTTCCCGGTATTGAGCGGCGGGACTACCGCCGACTTCCGGGATCCCGCCGTTGCGAAGGACAGCGAAGCCGCCAGCCTGACGGTTGGCAGCGTCAACCCGGCCCGCGTAACCGCCCGCTACACCGTGGATATGGAGTCTCTGTACCGGCTGACGGGCTATGAGGAAGCGCTGGCCGCCGACTTAACCGGGGCAATCGAGGATAGGCTTGACGTTGTGGCAATCGCCGGGCAAGCCGACGTTGCCAATGTCAGCCCGGCAGTCGAGGGGCTAATCTCGCAACTCACGAATCCCGAGAATCCCAGCACAACGTCAGTGGCCGCCGACTTCCTGAAGGCTTACAGCGAAAGCGTTGACGGGAAGTATGCGCCCGACGAAATGGGCGTCCGACTGCTGGTGAATCCCGCAACCTACGGGTTTGCTCAAAACCTGCTGATAAACACAGAGGGCGGCGGACGGATGTTGCGCGACGTGCTGGAAGCGGCCCGATTCCGCGCCAGCGCCAATATGCCCGCGACGCCCACCACCGGCGATGATACCGGAATCGCTACCGGAATCGTCTACCGGAGCGCCAGCCCGCGCCGTGGATTCGTTCAACCCGTCTGGCGCGGCATTACGATGATCCGCGATCCCTACACCGGCGCGGCCAGTGGCCTAATCGCGCTGACGGCTCACGTCCTGACGAATTGCAAGATGATAGACGAGAACGTCTATCGCCGGGTTGAGTTCAAGACTAACTAAGCCGGGGGCGCGATGGAATCCCGATTCTTGGAATGCCGCGCTGAAGGGCGCTCCATAATCGGAGCGCCTATGAATTACGGGGATGTTGCGCGGCTGCCCTTTGGCCGTGAGACATTCGCCAGCGGCGCGTTTGGCGACGTGTCCGTCCTGGACGTGCGTATGAATATCCAGCACGACCGGCGGCGGATGATAGCCCGCACGGGCGGCGGCGGGCTGCTGCTGACTGACAGCCCGGAACGGCTGGAAATTCGAGCGGAGTTGCCCGCGACACGCGACGCTGACGACGCCCTGCTGATGGTCCACAACCGGATGCTGCGCGGCTTGAGCGTGGAATTTGATCCCCTTGCGGAGCGCACGCAAGGCGATCTGCGAATCATAGAGCGGGCGGCCCTATCTGGCATCGGCCTGGTGGACCTTCCCGCCTATCCGCAGTCAATCCCGCAAGTCCGCCAGAACGGGGAAGGGCTGACGGGCGCTTTCCAGTATGACGTTGACACGGTTACAGCCGACACGGGCCGCCGACGAAAGCAGCGCGTAAGGGCGGGCGCTTTCGAGTACGCCCTACGCCAGCCGGACAGGGAGATCAACCTGATTCTGGGCAGTCCTGAACGCCCGCTGGCATCCAAAATGGCTGGCACACTGGAGCTTGAGGACACGCCCGACGCCCTGAATTTCAGCGTGCGGCGCTTACCGCCCACAAGCTACGCCCGCGACTTCCTGGGGCTGCTGAGGGCGGGCAGCATCATACCGGGCATTGTGCCTTTCTTTCTGATAAATCCCAACGATCCCGATGCTGAGCGGGAAGAGGAAGAGGAAGGCAACCCCGGCGTCTTCCGTGTGCTGGTGTTCAGCGCGATTCTGACGGCGCTGGCGATAATGTTCAGAGCGCCGAGGGGCAACCCGGGCAGCGTCTTGGCAAGGGCTGACGGCCTGGACGGGCTGGAAGAAAGCGAGACGGGGCTGGCGATTCCCAAGCGGAGAAAACGGCTATGGCTGTAACACTGACGGCGCAACAACTGGCCTTCAATATGCGGCTGATTGCCGACGCTGACGAAACGCTGGCCGAGCCGCAGTTATCGGTTGTCAACCGTGTGCTGGCGACGGCTACCGCCATAGTTGAGCGATACGCCCCGTCAGCCCCGGAAGCCGTCCAGAATGAAGGTGTGGTAAGGCTGGCGGCCTTCCTGTACGATGTTCCGCCTTCGCAAGCGGCGCAGTTCAGCAATCCCTTACGGCAAAGCGGAGCTATGGCCGTGCTTTCGTCTTGGAGAGCGCAGCGGGCAGTTGCCGTTGACGGTAGTAGCAGCGCCGGGGAGAAGTAGAGTATGGGCCTACTTACACGCCTGGGAGCCGTTTTCCGGCCCGAAACGCGGGCGGGTGGCGGTTACACCGATGCGGCCCTGGAAGCGGCCCTAAACGCGGCCCAGGGCGGGCTGACGGCCCAAGCTGAGCGGACGGCGGCGGTAGAGTTCGGCGTTGGCCTGCTGAGCCGCGCCTTTGCCGCTGCGTTAGTGGAGCCGGACATTTTGGGCCGGACAGCGTTGACGCCAGCGATTCGAGAGGGAATGATCCGGCGGCTGCTGCTGACGGGCAACAGCGTCTTTGCCATTGACGTTACCGCGTTGGGCAACATCCGGCTGCTGCCAGCGTTCACGCACGACGTTAGGGGCGGCCTGGACGAATCCCGTTGGATATACCGGCTGACGTTGCCGACGCCTTCCCGTGCTGAGACACGGCGGGCTATGAGTAGGGCCGTAGTCCATATCAGGATCGGGGCAGACCCTAACACGCCCTGGCAAGGATGTAGTCCGCTGCTGAATGCAGGGCTGACTTCGCAAATGCTGGCGCGGCTGGAACACCGGACGGGGCAGGAAGCCAACGCCCGCACGGGCTACGTGCTGCCCTTGCCGGACGGCCTGGACGATACCACGGTTGAAGCCCTGAAAGGAGACTTGAACACATTGAAGGGCAACATTGCCCTGGTGGAAACAACGTCGGCGGGAATGGGGCAAGGGCGTGCAGCAGCGCCACAAACGGACTGGCAGCCCCGGCGCTTGGGCGCGGAGTTCCCGGAGGGCAATGTCAATCTGCGGCGGCAAGCTGGCGCTGACGTGTGCGCCGCTATGGGGATACCGGCGGCCCTGTACGTTGGCGCTGACGGCGCTACCGTGCGGGAAGCCTACCGCCAGCTTCTCGTTGCGACGATTCAGCCAATGGCGGCCCTGATAACTGAGGAGCTTGAGCGAAAGCTGGATACGCCCGTCAGCTTCAATTTCCGCAAGCTGGCAGCCGCCGACGTAGCGGCCCGCGCCCGCGCTTTCGGAACGCTGGTACAGAGCTACGTTCAGGCTGGCGTTGAATTGGACTTTCCCAAGCTGGAACGGCTGGCGGGGCTGAACGAATGACGTATCAGCCACGGCGCAAATTTGCCGACCTGAAGGCTGAGGTAATCCAGCGTTCCGCCCGTGAGAGTCCGCACGCTATCGCGCTGGCGTTGGGGATATGCCGGGCGACGGCGTATAAGTGGGTTGGGAAGTCAAGGAACACGCCGACACGAATCTACGCCGAGGAAGTACGGGAGGAAGTCCGGGAGCTTATGCTTGAGCGGCTGACGAATCGGCAAATCGTTTGGCTGACGGGCGTCAACATCGCTACGGTTAAGAAGTGGCGGCGGCAGTGGGGATTGACCGGACTGGCAGCGGAGCTTAACCCGCGAACGTATCCCCCGGCGCTGAAGGCTGCGATACTGGACCGCGTAGAGCGGGGCGACCAGATGATTGACCTTGAGCGGCGGACTGGAATCAGGCACGAAACTATATCCCGGTGGTGGGTGAAGTCCGGCAGAAAACGCGCCCGTGATTCTGCGGTAACAGCGAAAGTAACAACGGGCGGGTAAAACCGCCCGTTTTAGCTACAAGTATGGCTCCCCGAGTAGGATTCGAACCTACGACCTAGCGGTTAACAGCCGCCCGCTCTACCGCTGAGCTATCGGGGAACAAAGATGACGGCCTGCTCGGCCGACCATAGGAAGCCATTGTACCACCATTCGCCAACCCGGTGAATCCCCTATCTTGGCAATTCTTTACATTCTTTAATTTGATAACATAATATGCACTTACTTGACAATTATATTATCAAGTTCTATCATAAATTTACTTTAAGTAGCTCCTCTGCATACAAGCGTAAGGGAAAGACTCTCACGTCTGAGGGGTGGTGCGATGAGCAATTACTACGACTTGCTGGGCGTCAGCAAGGATGCCTCTGAAAAAGACATCCGCCAGGCCTACCGCCGGTTGGCTCGGCAGTACCACCCGGACGTCAATAGGGACGACGCGGCCGCAGAAGAAAAATTCAAGGAAATCAACGAGGCCTACGGTGTCCTCTCGGACGAAGACTCCCGCAAAAAGTACGACCGTTACGGCGACAACTGGCAACACGCCGAAGAATATGATGCCGCGAAAGCCCGAGGCCCGGCTCGTGGGGGATTCAGGTGGACTTCCGATAACGCTGATTTCGACGATATCTTCGCCAATTTTGCTGGGCCCACCGAAACTCGTTCGCAGAATTTCGGCAGTCATGGCGGCGTCCGGTTCGAGGATTTTTTCAGTGCCGGGCGGGATGCCTCTCGACGTCGCCCACCGCCTGAATACCCTGTGCAGGTAACGCTCGAAGAAGCGTTCCACAGCGCAACCCGCACCCTCCGCACCAATGATGGACGCACGCTGGAAGTAAAGATACCGGCAGGCGTGGACCAGGGTTCGCGCGTCCATATCGCCTCCGGGGGCGAGCAAGGCAAAGACTTCTATCTGGTGGTGTCATTGCTGGACCACGACAAGTTCACCAGGAAAGGCCGCAACCTCTACGCCGAGGTCGAAATCCCGCTGGACGATGCGGTCTTGGGCGCAGAAATTCTGGCTCCCACCCTGACGGGTCAGGTCGCCCTCAACATCCCGCCCAACACTCCGAACGAGCGCCGGTTCCGGCTCTCCGGGTTGGGTATGCCTCAGTTGTCAGGTAACGGCAGGCGTGGCGACCTGTACGTTTCCGTCAAGGTGCGCCTGCCCGACGAATTGTCCGACGAAGAAGTCGCACTGTTTCGCAGGTTGCGCGAGTTGCGCCTCGAACATTCCGCTGCGAAGAGCGATTCCGCCGACTAG